ACCCTTCTGCATGTCGAAGGCCAACCACTCGTCGAAGTGGTCGAATGGATTCCATGGATTGTCTATTGTTGTGAGCATGAAAGATTCTGAGCCATCAGCCATGTTACTCCTTAGGCTTAAGGGCTGCGTTCAGAGTACTAACAGAGATGCCTAGTGAAGTGGCTACTTCATCTAGCGTGTAACCAGAGTCAAGCCTAGCCTTAGCTATCGCCACTTTTGATGGTGTCATGGTTAGCGCAGCCCTAGGCGTGGCTAGCTTGCGTAGCTTCTCTATGTCACTGTTCTGTAGTATGTCGCTTAGCTTCTTGGTGCTTATGGCACCAGCCTGAATAGCTCTCCATTCTTCAGGCGTGATGTCAATGAGATGCTTCTCAGCACCGACCTTGACCCTAGCAGCAACCAAAGCTTGACCATTCAGCTTCTTAAGGCCGTCCTCATCTAGGTGGGGGTTGTCCTTTAGCTTGGCTGCTACAATCGCTTTGCCTATGATCTGTGCTTGACGCTCGAGAGGCTTGTTCCTGAAGGCGAGGTCTAGCTTAGCATCAAGCGACTTAACCTCAGAAGCAAAGGCCCTATGCGCACTAGGCGAATAGGGCATGTTGCCTACATGCAGGGAGTCTTTCCTAGCCTGATTAGCTAGATCTTTGAGGGCGTTAGAATGGGCGGCATAGATGTTCTCGATAGGCGTTCCGCTAACACCGCTCACTAGCCTTCTAGCATCAGATGCTTCAGCGAGCTTGGTTGTCTTCGTTGACAGGAAGTGGGTCTTTCCATCAGGCCCAACGAAAGATCGGTCCGTTCGCACGAACACCTTTTCGCCTGTGGTCGGATTAATCGGCCCGCCTTCTGACGCCTTTCTGAGCTTTCGTTCTGGAACTAGCAGTTTTGAACTAGCCCTAGAAACGATAGTAGACGCTCCGGCCAGACGACCAGAACTGCCACGACCCTGATATTTCGCCTTTAGACCGGGTATGTTGTTGTCTATGTAAGACTGCCGGTAATTGAGAGCATGCTTCTCAGAGTCGATGACAACCATAGAATGACGAACAGCACGAGCGATCTCTTCTGCGCTAGCGCCTTTGATGGTCATGTCTGTGATCAGATTACTGACATCACCCATCTTTTGCTGCTTGATGCTTTTCGCTGGCTTGCTGTCGCCATATTCTACTTTACGGCTAGCCGCATTATAGGTTCCGCCGTCGATCGTCTTCATTCCGTCATAAGGCGGATATTCTGACTGAGGATCGAACTTCTCGAGCCCCTTCAATGGAGGCGAGGTTTTTAGGTCGCCCCTATTATTCGGGATGACTAGAACCGTGTCGCCGTCAAAGTCCGCACCAGAAAGCCGATGAGCGACAATCGGGTTAATTCCGATGACGTCTGGAGCATTAGTGCCTAGAGTCTTGCGAGCTTCTGCGTTCTTGTTGTTTACGACGACTTCCGGAATCTCGAAAGTACCACCATGCGGAAATCTAACTAGAGCTACTCGAGTTCCGTTTGGATATTGAGGCGCGTAAACTTCTCCGGACTTCATGCTCTCGAATGGAAGGATAACATGAGTCGCCTGTCTCGGCAAGGCTGCGGCCTTGAGGTTGACCGCGTCTGAATCTGTCTTGTCGGCGTACTTCTCGAGAAGATACTTCTTGACGACCGGATTCGTCAGTCCTCGTATCTCATCAAGATTCAGACGACTTGATTGCTGAGCGAGATCGAGTTGCCGCTTGGCCAACGCAGGACTTTGCTTGGATAGAACCTGGCTAGACAAAGACTTAGACCAGTCAGCCCAGTCGCCTTGTTCGTTAACGATGTTCATCGGTGAGAGATGAGACTTTCCATCCGCACCGGTGTAATATCGCTGGCGAACAGTAGAACCGAACGGGTTGTCCTCGCCTTTCTGAGGTTTCATCGCTCCAAACTTGCCGACGTCGCGACTCTTGTTCGTATTGAACATCAAGTCTGTTCCTTCAGGCAGGCCTTCCTTGTACATGGCCATGCCTTTTAGGTAATGCGTGCCGTCGACAGCGATCCGGACTTGTGCGTATCTCGAGTTTCCAAGTGAGACGTCGGGAACTCCAGGACGAACCCAGATAACACCATCCGACTTGGCGCCCCCGTCTTCAGCGAACCGCACGGAGACTCGCTTGGAATCGATGTTAACCGGCGGCTTGATGAGTGTCCAGTCACGACCGCTGTTCTCAGTGTAAGTCGCTAGTGTCTGGATTTTCTCAGTATTCCGGGCAACATCGCCCCATGAAGTTCCGGGTGGAGCGAGAACCTTGACGCTGGTCTTCTTTCCGGCGTTCCCGAGCTGAGGCACCTGAACGGTGCGGACTTCGTATCCCTCTTCTTGCAAGACAGCGACAGCAGCCGCCAGCTTCTCCTTGCTGAGTGAGAGGTGATTCTCAGTACCAACACCGATATCGATAAGGTTCGACTCACCAACCCGGTCCCGTAGCATTCGAGCGGTAGAGTTAATGATGTCTTTCTTAGCTGTCTCTGCTGGGTTAAGCAGCGCACGGACAGAAGACTCGTTGATGTTCATCTGCCGGCCGATTGCCGAATTCGACATCCCTTTTTCTTGTAGACGCTGAGCCTGCGCACGGTCAGCGGCTTTCTTGGTATTCAGGGCTATCGTTTTCTGAGCCCGAAGCTGAGTTGTTTTCAAGCCGAGGCCTTCGGCTATCTGTGGCTCACTAAGGCCCTTCTTCTTCATCTCGTCTACATACGAGAGAAGTGACCTACTGTGTTGCTCTGGGTCCTGCCCGGATCCCCATGGATATCGTCCTGAGTGACGCGGAGTTCCATAATGAATCAGGACCCGGTCATCCGTCATTGGACCTCCGCTCTCATGCTTTCGATTTGACGATCGGCTATCGTGATAATGTTCATCAAGCCGGTAATTAGCTCTGGTTCCGGGATCGACACGACGACTTCGTCGTTCTGGTAGATGCGAAGCTCTATTGCTATCTCATCTGCCTTGAAGCCGTACTCCAGGCAGAATATAGAAGCGTAAACCTCGAGCTGATGCATCGATCCGGGATTGACACCCGTCTTCAGGTCATGAACCCTTAGTAGTTCACGCGCCAGTTCCCGGTCTCTTCCGAAGCAAATGGTATCCGCATGGCCGAAGCAGTTTCTCGAGTAATAGAGGATTTGCTCGGTGGTCATCCGGAAACCGATGGCGTCATTGACATACCGGTTCAGGGTCTTACCAGACTTCGGAAGCTTTTGCCCTAGCTGGATGGCGCGATGAGCGAACGCGTGAAGCTCGATTCCGCGCTTGGCCATCTGCGAGTTACGGTAGACCTCAGTAAGCTTGAGGGCATCGTAGTTGATCCAGTGGTAACCGCTGGGACTGAGGAACGCGTGCTGGCCGGCCAGATCCGAATGCTCGTTGAAGCGCATCGAGAACTTCCTCTTCATTGTCCGGATACACGAATGCGGAGAACGACCAGTCGTTCATCTTGCCTATGTAATATGCCTGATTCGGTTGACGTCTTGCGGTCCTGCTGTCCTTGACTTCTAGTGCGGCCCAGCGCGGTCCCCACAATATAGTCAGGTCCGGAACACCTTGAAGGTAGTTCGGATCGTTCTTCATGATCATGCAGTCCGGGAACATCATCCTAAGTTTCTTGATGAATCCGGACTGAAACTCTGATTCCATGCCCTAGCCTCTCCTTGGCAAAGATGAAGGCGGTGAATTAGTGCTTCGTGAGCACAGGCATTCTACCTCCTTCTATTATATGCCATGTATACGTCGCGATAGACGACCATTGTCGACTTATAAGGCAATTTTTTAAGGAATTGTATAAGTTTTGAGGAACTAAGAAGTGTGATGTTGTGATACTTTTTTTCAGAAAAAGTTTTATTATTACGTTGTGCGGTATGTTCCCTCTTCTCTATATTATTATTATTATTATTATTATTATTATAAAAAAAGTATCACATATATCACAACCGGGCACTGACCTGCGCAGATACCCGGTTTAAACATCACAAAAGTATCACACTTGTGATAGAAATATATCACAATCTGGCAAAAACCCCGTCCGCCTACGACCACTCCTTCAAGGCCGCTCTCTCGTTGAAGTTCTTCTTGTTTACGAGAGCCCTCGAAACCATCACATCTATCACACTTCCGCTCAGAAGAATGTAGTAATTCAGGACATCGAAGGGCGTGTTAAGCCTGTCGATCCGGCCTTTCGCTTGCTCGAAGTTCCGGTAACTGTAGGTGAGTGAATAGAACACGATGGTGTCAGTCTTGATGCAGTTCCACCCTTCAGCGCCTGCCTGATACTGAACGAGATAAACCCACTCATCCCCGTCCGGGATCGGATCATGATTATGCCCGTTCCACTCCGCCCGCTTCACCTCCAGTCCGCGGAGCAGTTCGAGCTCATAATCATAGTTGTAGAATATGATCATCTTCGGGTGCATCACTAGCAGGTCCCGGATCCGCTCGACCCTCGAGGGATGCACGTAGACAGTTCTTCGCATGAGCGCGAATAGCTCACTCACCTGACGGATCGGCCTCTCCTCGAGGTAGTTCCACCTCTGTTTCCATACCCGGTTCAGCAAGTCCTGATCGTGCTCGACGAAGACGTCCACGATCTTCCGCGTTGTCCTCTTCTCGAACGGCATCTCCACCAAGATACTTCGCAGCAATTGCGCAAGCTTCGCAGTCCCAGTGAATCTTTCCACCTTTGGGAACTTGGCGAAGCGAGAAAATACAATGTGCTCCCGACAGAATTCTGTCCGGTTTTTGTAGAACCCATTCGCTACGAAGACCGGGATGTAGTCCATCCAGGTATCTCCTGGTGTCGCACTCAGCAAAACCCACTGGTTTGCCTGAGTTATCTTCAGGAACGCTTTCACCCATGCGCCAGACCCTACCACTCTCTGCTCGTCGAATATGAAGAACGCTCCTTCTACGTCCTCGTACTGCAC